TCAAATAAATCAATATCACGTTGGATAAAACAACTTGAAACCCTTGGATTTATCGAAATCAAATACACCTATAAAAAAGACACCAAAGAAGTTGAACAAAGACTTATAAAATTGACCCTTGTAGGTGGGGACAAAATTGTCCGGGGGGTAGGGACAAAATTGTCCATAGGTGGGGACAAAAATGTCCCGGATAATAATATATATAATATATATAATAATAATAATATAAATAATAAATTAAATTACATTCCTGAAAATCCAAATTCCGTTCCTGAAAATCCAAAAACCGAAAAATCTTTTAAGGATTTTCACGCACTTGTTCAAAAAAGTTATTTCGCCATTGTGGAATTATTTCCACCGGAAACAAGACCAAAAACAACCCACGAAAAACGTAAATGGGTGACTTTAATCGACGATTTATGGCGTTTGGATAAATACCACCCAAGAAAGGTTTTTTTGCTTTGTCAAAAGGCGCGCAAAGACGAATTTTGGAAAAACCAATTCTTGACCATATTAAAATTGCGCCGAAGAAACAAAGAAGGGATAAAATACATTGATTTTTTTGATTTAAAATTTGGAAATGATCTAAAAAATGTGAACTTTGACTAAAGAACAAAACAATAAACTATGATTGAAAATTTTCACGCCGTCGGTATTATACCAAAAGGCAACGCTATTGAACAAAAACTTTCTTGTCCAAAATGTAGTCACCAGCGTAAAAATAAACGTGACAAATCACTTTCTATAAATCTTGAAAAAGGTCTTTACAATTGCCACCATTGTAATTGGTCGGGAAACGTTAACCTATCGGAAAAAAAAGAATTTGTAAAGCCGCCCGAAATAAAAGTTGAACTATCCGATCGTACAATTTCATATTTTGAAAAACGTAAAATATCAAAGGCGACTTTGGCTAACTGGAAAATTGGCGAATCAATCGAATATTTTCCGCAAGTCGATAAACGACGAAAAGCCATAAATTTTAACTACTATCGCGACGGAAAACTAATAAACGTCAAATATCGTGACGGCGAAAAGAATTTTAAAATGGTAGGGGGGGCCGAATTAATATTTTACGGCGTTGATAATATCAAAGATTCCGATATTGCCTACATTGTCGAAGGCGAAATGGACGCTTTGTCTTTACACGAAGCCGGGGTTTATTCGGTGGTGTCGGTTCCTAACGGCGCATCAAAAGGAAACCAACGTCTTGAATATCTTGACAATTGCTTCGAATACTTTAAAGAAAAAAAGAAAATAATACTTTGCACCGACAACGACGATGCCGGTTTGGCCCTTCGGAATGAACTTGCAAGACGCCTTGGAAAATATCGTTGCACCTACGTCGATTTTAACGGCTATAAAGACGCAAATGAAGCATTAGTACAAAAAGGCCCCGAAGTGCTTCGAAAATTGCTTAAAAACGCCAAATCGTTCCCACTTGAAGGTGTTATCAATATCAACGACATTTGGGACAATGTTATTTTGTTCAACGAAAAGGGCGTCAAAAATTATTCCATTGGTCTTGGCAATGGTGACGATTACATTAACATTTCAATGGGCGAATGGTCAGTTGTCACCGGAATACCAAACGCCGGTAAATCCGACGTGTTCGATCAAGTCGCTTGCAATTTGGCGCTAAAATATAACTTTAGAACGGCGTATTTTGCACCGGAATCATTCCCCTACGAAGGCCATATAAAACGAATCGCAAACAAATTAAACGAATCCAATTGTGACGCGGATAAATTAAATGCTTCGAAATCGTTTATTGAAGACCATTTTTATTTTGTAAAGATTGACTTGGAAAATCTAACGCTAAAAAACATTTTGCAAAAATTCCGGGAATTGGTATTTCAAAAAGGCGTAAATATTTTGTGTATTGACCCTTGGAATATGTTGGATCATTCGGCGCAACGTGACTACACCTATGTCGGCGCTTTACTTTCTGAAATCACGCAATTCGTACAACAAACCGGAACGCATTTGTTTTTAATAGCGCACCCAAGAAAAATGGAAATGGAAAACGGCATTTATAAAGTCCCCGATCCTTATTCGATTTCCGGGTCTTCGGACTTCTTCAATAAGGCGTACAACTGTTTGACAGTATATAGAAAACTAAACGAAAAAACGACCTTTAAATCCGACGCGGTAGAAGTACACGTTCAAAAGGTGAAACGCAAAGAAAACGGTCAACAAGGCGTTTTTACAATAGCACCTGACTTTAATAGGGGGGGCGCTTATTTTCCGATAAACCAAAATCAAACAATAAAACAAACCGTTGAACATATACCTTTTTAAAAATGGACTACAATATTTTACCACAATTTTACAAGGCGTTTATTTGGTGTACAAACAACAATATTCGGATTTATCCTAAAATAAGACCGGGGGGGTATATATTGGTTTATGAAATCGACGGTTTCGCACAAACCACCGGAAAGGTACATTCCAAGAATGAATACCAACAAAAGATTTACGAATTTTATATTTACCTTTACAAAAAATATAAAAAGTGACGGAAATCCAAATTTATCCATTAATCGGACTTTGTTTTGGCTTTGAATATTTAGACGCATTTGAAGACGATTCAATGAAGTCCGTCGATATTTATGTTGGGATAATTGGTATTTCATTACGTTGGTAATTCCATTTGTAAAAACAAAACTATGGCCTACGATAGTAAAGAACTTGAAAAAAAAGCGCTGAAGGCGATTGAAGAACACAATTTGATGTTTATTGAACATATTGTGGCGTTTTTGCCTTGTTCAAAAGAAACTTTTTACAATCATAAATTACACGAATCCGACCCTATTAAAAAGGCCGTCGAAGAAAAACGCGTATCAAAGAAAACCAAATTATTGTCCGGATGGATTGATTCCGAAGTCCCAAGTTTGCAAATCGCGGCAATGAAAATGATTAGTGAAGAACACGAAGCGCATCGACTAAATGGAACGCGCCAAGAAATCAAACACGAAGGCGGAATTAAATCAACGGTTATAAAATGGAAACCGGCCGAAGACAAGAAGTAGAGCAATTTTGCAACAAACAATTTTACGACCTTTTAGAATCGGATAAAAGATATGCGGTTTTGCAGGGTGGAACCCGCTCGGGAAAAACCTACGCCGTTTGTCAATATTTGTGTTATTTACTTACTACAACCGACAAACCAATATCAATTGACATTGTTCGAAAAACTTTGCCGGCGTTAAAAGGTTCTGTAATGCGCGACTTTTTCCAAATCGCCGAAGCAACGGGAATTTATTGGCAAGGTAACCACAACAAAGCCGAATCGACGTTTGAATACAACAAAAGCGTCGTTTCGTTTATTTCGATCGATCAACCCCAAAAAATACGCGGAAGAAAGCGTTCAATTGCATTTCTAAACGAAGCCAACGAATTAGATATTGAAGATTTTCGCCAAATCAATATGCGTTGCACCGATAAAATGATTTTGGACTTCAACCCGTCAGATGTCAATTCGTGGATTTACGACGAAGTTATTCCGCGCGAAGATTCCGACACTTGGATAACAACCTACAAAGACAATAAATTTTTGTCGCCCGAATTGATATTTGAAATTGAAAGGATGCGCGAACGTGACCCGGATTATTTCCGTGTTTATGGCGAAGGACAACGTGCGTTTTATTCAAAGCGTCAAATTTTCAGTAATTGGAATTTTATCCCCCACAAAGATTTTCCCGAATTTGATATTCAAACTGAAGCCGTAATTGGACTTGATTTTGGATTTTCAAACGATCCTTCGGCGGGTGTTTTGGTTTTTCGTAAAAATGACAAGATTTATGTTCACGAAATACTTTACAAAACCGCAATGACAAACCAAGATTTGGCGCATTTCTTTAAGGCGGGGGGGTATGGTCAAGTTTTGACCTATGCGGATAGTAGCGAACCCAAATCAATCGAAGAATTACGACGACAAAGCGTTTTGATAAAAGCGGCGACAAAAGGACAAGGTTCGGTCAACGCTGGGATTTCGTTATTAAAAGAATTTGAAATTTATGTTAGTCGCGAATCGCTGAATTTGCAAAAAGAATATTCGGGATATTATTGGGAAGAATTAAAAGACGGGACAATCATAAATAAACCGGTTGACAAAAACAACCACTTGATGGACGCGATAAGATATGCGGTTTATTCGCAATATTCGAAGCGAGCGGATTTCTTTGTTATATAATTAGTATTTTTGTAAAAACTTTCAACTTAATGGCATCTTTTTTCGATAGATTAAAAGGTTTGGTCGGTAAAAATTCACAACAAACCAACGCCGCTTTCAATAGGGCGATATACAATTTCCTTGGCGAAACTTTAGTGACAAGCGCCGAAAATGATAATACTTACATTGATAAAGGGTATAGATTCAATTCAACGGTTTACGCGATTATTAATTTAATCACAAAAGCCGCTTCAACGGTTCCTTTTCAAGTTTATGAAGTACAAAATTCAAACGAATTAAAAAGATATAAAGCACTTACTTCGGGATCATTTGACGGAAATAGTCAGTACAAAGCACAAATAAGTTTAAAAAATGCCCTTGTTGAATTACAAGATACCGAACTTCACGAACTTTTAGAACGACCAAATCCGGCCCAAAGTTATGCGTCTTTTATCACCGAATTAATTGCATTCGGAAAACTTACGGGAAACCGTTATATCTACGGAATTGGCCCCGACACGGGTGCAAACGCATCGAAATACGGTGAACTTTATGTTTTGCCTTCACAAGCCATTGAAATACATTCCGGCGGTTTAATGCGCCCCGTTAATTTCTATACAATGGAATACAATGGCACTTATAGAATGGAAGCCGACGATGTTTGTCATATCAAAGATTTTAATCCGGATTACGATGGAAGTGGTCAATCAATGTACGGAATGTCACCGCTTAAAGCCGGACTTCGATCAATGGACGCAAACAATGAAGCACTTACAACCGGCGTTAGATATTTACAAAATCAAACGGCCCGTGGTGTGCTAATGTCCGAAGAAGGCGACCTTAACGAAGTACAAGCGCGACAACTAAAAGAAAAATTTAAACAACAATACCAAGGTTCAAACAACGCCGGTGACGTTATCATTACACCTAAAAAACTATCTTGGGTAAATTTCGGATTGAACGCGTCTGATTTGTCGCTTATAGAACAATATAACACCACGATAAAAGACCTTTGTAATATTTACAATATTCCGGCGGTTTTATTAAACAACGTCGAAAGCGCAACATATAACAACGTCAAAGAAGCGCGAAAAATGATGTACACCAACGCGGTAATTCCTGAACTTCTTAAAATCCGCGACGAATTAAACCGTTGGTTGGCGCCTAAATTTGGTGACAATTTATTTATTGACTTCGACACGTCGGTAATTCCCGAACTACAAGAAGAAACCGAAAAGGTGGTTAATCAAATGACCGCCGCTTGGTGGCTTACGCCTAACGAAAAGCGCCAAGCTATGAATTACGGAAAAGACGAAGACACGCCCGCAATGGACGACTATTATATACCGTCAAATTTGCTTCCGGTAAAAAATACTGATTTACCCGACTTTGAACTTCCAACGATTCCCGCCGACGAACCAACTGAAAAGCGTTTGGTTGCCGGAATGTTGAATATGTACACGACGATCGCCGAAGCACGTCAAAGATGTATTGAAATGGGTGGAACCGGTGAATATCACGTTCACCTTCATAATGGAAACACGGTTTTTATGCCTTTTGAAACGCACGAAGAATAT